TTACCTTTGACGTCGATATCCTGAGCAACGATCTGTGTGATCTCAGTCTTAATCTGCAGCTCACGGAGCGCGTGATTGTCAGCACAGACGGCACCGTATCGAGCGTAGAAGCGGTGCCGGAACCCGACGTACCCGAAGAAATGTGGACGGTGAAACGTGGATGACCTGCAGAGGGTGGATGACTGGCTGGCGGCCCTGCTGGCGAATCTGGAACCGGCAGCCCGCAACCGTATGATGCGACAACTGGCGCAGGAGCTGCGCCGGTCGCAACAGCAAAACATCAGGCTGCAGCGCAATCCAGACGGCACCGCCTTTGAGGCACGCCGGGTGACGGCCAGAAGTAAAAAGGGTCGCATCAAGCGCCAGATGTTCGCCAAATTGCGCACCACTAAATACCTGAAAACCGCAGCCACTGCGGACTCTGCCAGCGTGCAGTTTGATGGGAAAGTCCAGCGCATCGCCCGTGTTCACCATTATGGTCTGCGTGATCGAGTCAGACGCAACGGCCCGGAGGCCCGGTACCCGGCACGCCGTCTTTTGGGCGTGAATGATGAGGTGGAAACCATCACCCGTGACACGCTGTTGCGCTGGCTGTCGGAGTGAGATTTGTGTCACGGACGGCACAAAACCCAACGCTGCCTCCCTTTTCCCTCTGATGGCAACCTTTCGTTATGAACGCACAACTAACCGAAATCATGCGCCTTATCACCAACCTGATCCGCACCGGCATCGTAACCGAAGTGGACCGGGAAAACTGGCTGTGCCGGGTGAAAGTGGGCGAGCTTGAAACTAACTGGATTAACTGGCTGACACTGCGCGCAGGTGGTGCCCGTACATGGTGGTGCCCGTCGCCGGATGAGCAGGTGGTGGTGCTGAGTATGGGCGGCAATCTGGAAACTGCTTTTGCCTTACCTGCGATCTATTCCAACCAGTTCGCGCCGCCGTCGGACTCAGTAGACGGCTGCGTAACGGAATACCCGGACGGTGGCTGGTTTGAATATGAACCTGCGACCGGCCGCTGGCATGTGCGGGGCATCAAATCCATGGTGATCGAGGCTGCAGATAACATAACCCTGAAAACGGGGGAGTTTGTGGTGGAAGCAAGTAACACGCGCATAAACAGCGAGGTGGTGATCAATGGTGGCGTCACCCAGGGCGGCGGCGCCATGAGTTCCAACGGGATCGTAGTCGATAAACACGGTCATACCGGCGTTAAGTCCGGCGGTGATACATCGGGAGGCCCGGTATGACGCTGTATATCGGCATGAGTCAGGGCAACGGCAGGGCCATTACCGACACGGACCACCTGCGCCAGTCGGTCCGGGATATTCTGCTGACTCCGCAGGGGAGCCGCATTGCCCGGCGGGAATACGGCTCGCTTCTGTCTGAACTGATAGACCAGCCCCAGAACCCGGCGCTGCGCCTGCAGGTTATGTCTGCGGTCTATGTGGCCCTGAGTCGCTGGGAGCCACGGCTTACGCTGGATTCCATCACCATAACCAGCAGTTTTGATGGTTCGATGGTGGTTGAACTTACCGGGCAGCGTGATAACGGCGCGCCGGTTTCACTTTCGGTATCAACAGGAGCAGACAATGGCAGTCATTGACCTTTCCCAGCTGCCCGCCCCGCAGATTGTGGATGTGCCGGATTTTGAAACGCTGCTAAACGAACGGAAAGCCGCGTTTATGGCCCTTTATCCGCCAGACCAGCAGGACGCGGTAAGGCGCACGCTTGAGCTGGAGTCTGAACCCGTGACCAAGCTCCTGCAGGAAAATGCATATCGTGAAATCCTCCTGCGCCAGCGCATTAACGAGGCGGCGCAGGCGGTCATGGTGGCTTATGCCATTGGCGGTGATCTCGATCAGATGGCGGCCAACTACAACGTGAAGCGGCTGACGGTTACACCTGCGGATAACGACGCGGTGCCGCCGGTCGCAGCGGTAATGGAAAGTGATGAGGCGCTGCGCCTGCGTGTTCCTGCTGCATTTGAGGGGCTGTCCGTTGCGGGGCCGACGGCGGCCTACGAGTTTCACGCTAAAAGCGCTGACGGGCGAGTGGCTGACGCCAGCGCAACCAGCCCGGCACCGGCGGAGGTGGTGCTTACCGTGCTGAGCCGTGAGGGCGACGGAACGGCAGCGGCGGATCTGCTGGCAGTGGTTGAACAGGCGCTTAACAGTGAGAACGTGCGGCCGGTTGCTGACCGTCTGACGGTGCGCAGCGCTGAAATTATTCCGTACAGCGTGGATGCGACGATCTTTCTTTACCCTGGGCCAGAAGCTGAGCCGGTGATGGAGGCGGCAAAAGCCAGCCTGCAGAAATATATCGCCAGCCAGACGAGGCTGGGGCGTGATATTCGCCGCAGTGCTATTTATGCCGCGCTGCATGTTGAAGGTGTACAGCGTGTTGAGCTGGCCTCCCCGCTCGCTGATGTGGTGCTGGATAAGACACAAGCCGCTTCATGTACGGAATGGAGCGTAACCAACGGGGGAACGGATGAATAGTTTGCTTCCTCCTGGCTCATCGCCGCTTGAGCGCCGTCTCGCTCAGACCTGCAGCGGCATTTCCGATCTGCAGGTGCCGCTGCGGGATTTATGGAACCCGGCAACATGCCCGGTCAAGTTTCTGCCGTATCTGGCGTGGGCCTTTTCGGTTGATCGCTGGGACGAAGGATGGGCGGAGAGCGTGAAGCGCCGTGTGGTGCAGGATGCTTTCTATATCCATCAGCACAAGGGCACAACCAGCGCTGTGCGGCGTGTGGTGGAGCCGTTCGGCTTTCTGATCCGCATCATTGAATGGTGGCAGACCGGCGAGGCACCGGGCACGTTTCGCCTGGATATTGGGGTACAGGACCAGGGCATAACAGAGGAAACCTATCTGGAGCTAGAGCGTCTGATCGGTGACGCCAAACCCTGCAGCCGGCATCTGATCGGCATGTCCATAAACCTGCAGACGAGCGGACCATATTTTGTAGGGGCCGCCACTTACACCGGCGAAGAAATCACGATTTACCCGTATATCAACGAAACCATCATTTCCGGTGGCACTGCCTACGAGGGCGGCGCCGTCCATGTTATTGACACAATGAGAGTGAACCCATGAGCGCAAAATTTTATACCCTGCTGACGGATATTGGCGCGGCGAAACTGGCAAGCGCTGCCGCGCTCGGTGTGCCGCTGAAAATTACCCAGATGGCGGTGGGGGATGGCGGCGGCGTGCTTCCAACTCCCAGCGCACAACAGACGACGCTGGTTTCCGAAAAGCGGCGCGCTGACCTGAACATGCTTTACATCGATCCGCAGAACAGCAGCCAGATTATTGCTGAGCAGGTGATTCCTGAAACTGAGGGCGGTTGGTGGATTCGTGAGGTTGGGCTGTTTGATGAAACGGGCGCGCTGATCGCAGTGGGGAACTGCCCGGAGAGCTATAAGCCGCAGCTGGCAGAGGGAAGCGGCCGCACGCAGACAGTGCGCATGGTACTGATTACCAGCAGCACCGATAACATTACGCTGAAAATTGATCCGTCCGTAGTGCTGGCTACCCGAAAATATGTGGATGACAAGGTGCTGGAATTAAAGGTGTATGTAGATGAGCTGATGGCGGCGCATCTTGCAGCAGCTGATCCGCATACGCAATATGCGCCAAAAGCCAGCCCGACGTTTACCGGCACCCCAAAAGCCCCGACTGCTGCTGCAGGTAACAATACCACTCAGCTTGCCACAACTGCGTTTGTGCAGGCGGCTCTGATCGCCCTGGTGAATGGTGCCCCGGCTACGCTGGACACGCTGAAAGAAATTGCTGCGGCTATCAACAACGATCCAAATTTCAGTACCACCATGAATAACGCGCTTGCACTCAAAGCCCCACTGGCAAGCCCGGCCCTGACCGGAACGCCGACGGCGCCTACAGCTGCGCAGACTGTCAACAATACGCAAATTGCCACCACTGCTTTCGTTAAATCAGCTCTGGCTGCGCTTGTCGGCTCATCACCTGCGGCGCTTGATACCCTAAATGAGCTGGCGGCGGCGTTAGGAAACGATCCTAACTTTGCAACCACCATGACAAATGCGCTGGCAGGCAAGCAGCCTCTTGATAGCACGCTGACAACTTTGTCTGGAAAGACGGCTGATGGGATTATCGAATACCTTCGTTTGGGAGAAGCAGCAAAAATGGAGG